TTCCTTGTGGTGGATGTGGTTTGCAATGCCCCTTGAACGAGCAAAAGAATCCCGGATACATATCTTGCAGGATATTGGGCGTGTACCCATGAGCAGAAAATACCGTTTCAAGCCATTCCTGATCTCCTCTATCAAGTTCTGGCATTCCTGCTCTGGCATAGTCATTCCATATCCAATCACCAAAACCTGCCCGCCACAACATGACTGCCGGCCCTAATCCTTCAGGACGCCAAAAATCCCGCAGAACAGCAAATTCGCCCTGATAATCCAAAATCTTGTCAATCCTGCCAATTAGCAGGGTATCCAAGTCAAGATAAATGATTCTTTCGCCATCCTCAAATACACCTGGCTTAAATAGCGCAATCTTTTGATTCCAACCTTCAATGCCATCAATCAAAGGTCGGCACTCAATCCCTTCCTTTTCAAACGGATCATCAGTAAAGCAGACAAACTTGAATGCCAGCCCATCAGGAAGGCAACACAACAGCATTGCATAGAGCTTTTCAACGTACTCCCGCCCGCGTCCAAGGTAATCGCCCGCATTGACACAGCAGAAAGTTATGGAGTTTAAACGCAGTTCATTAGGCCATTTTTTGTAATACAACTTTTCGTTAATAGTAAATCGACCAGGCCCCCAACTAATTGTAGCGTCTGATTTTGGATGAATCACTATTAAATCATCGCGGATTACAAATCTTGCACCAGCAATTAGCATTCGATTGATAAAATCATTGTCCTCGTATCCTGCGCCACCATTATTGCGGTACTCATCGTCAAATCCACCCGCTTTTAAATAAAGCGATTTGTGCATTGCTCCACAAAAAGACAATCCAGTTCCGGTTGGATTGCGAGGTGTTTTTACTGCGCTATGGCAATGCCATGTATCTGTTTCTGGATTCCACGCAGCAGCTAAAACATAACCTAACGGCCCAATGTTGCGCACCGATTCTACTAATTTCTCAATAACTGGCTGAGTGTGAAGTATTTCAATGCAACTTAAAACAACAATGTCGCCAATAGCATATTTAACGCCAACATTCCATGCCAAAGTTGGGCATTTTGGTATCGTCTTTTCCGGTAACCGAATGACGCGGATATTCAGAGCAACATCCGGCGTTTGGAATGGAACCAAATTGCCATCATCAACGACAATAACTTCCATATCTAAATCAGGATAAGTTTGCGCCAATTGCAGCAAAGCCTTATTCGCCGCAACCTGTCTGTCCCAATACGGCAAAATTAAAGAAATCATGCTACCGCCCATTTTTTTACATCATAAATGTACGGCAATGGAACAACTAATCGGCTATTAGAAACTTTGGATGAAATTTCATCAATAAAACTCCACGCAAACACAATTACAACATCAGGATTTGCTTTGTCCATTACGCCCCTATCGACAATCGGAATGTGTGATCCCGGTGTATAAAATCCCTGTTTTGCTTTGGCATCATCAACGATGTAATCTAATTCCAAGTTGCAATATTGAATCATGGTATTGGTGCGTCCACAAGCCCCATATCCAGCAACTCTTTTTTTATCTATCTGACCCATAAACTCACGCATAGATACGCGATGTTGTTTTACTGAATCAGAAAACTTCATAAACCGATCAATTTTATCTAACCCCATCCATAATTCGCGTTCAACTTGCGTAGTAACGGATTTCGTTATTGGTCGTTTTTTTGATTTGCATACATAATATCTTGCAGACCCTCCATGTGTTTGCAAATTTTGCATATCAAAAATTTCAAGTCCGTGATTTCGAAAATGCCTTTGCAAAGCAATGGTTGAGTAATAATACAAATGTTCGTGATAGACCCAATCATATTGCAGGTCAGTAATCATGCTATGCAACTTATTAACTTCTAATATAAATACGCCATTATCGGTAAGCATGTTTGAAATGCACAAAGTTGCTTCATGTATTTTTGAAATATGCGCAAATACGTTGTTTGCAATAACAACATCAACTTTGCCAATTTCTTTTGATATTGTTTCGTTCAAAAAACTGTTAATAACTTTAATTCGTTTATCAGTAATTGATTTCACTACATTTGACGCAGGATCAATACCAGTTACTTTTACCCCATGATCTGCCAATGACGATAACAAACCACCATCATTACAGCCAATTTCAACAACAGATTTTGGATTAAACAATCTAACTATTTCATTGGCATAAGAAACAAAATGCTTGCGCATTGTATTAGTTGCCGAAGTAAAATAAAAATAGTTTGAAAACATTTTTTCAGGTGGAATATGTTGCGGAATTTGAACCGCATAACACCGCTCACAAAAATGTAAAGAAAGCGGATATTTTTCTTCAGTTGCAAATTGTTCTGGCTTTAAAAATCCACCAGCTAATGCAACGGTTCCATAGTCAAGAATCTCTATTGTATGATTCCCGCAAAATGCACAAGAAAACCGTTTTTGAAACATTTAAAATCCCAATCAAGTTGAAATAATTCCCCCTGGAGTTTAATCCAGAGGGAATTAAATAACACCTAGTTAGGTTATTTGGCCTTGTGCGTGAGGCCTGTTGATAAACACAACAACAGTACCGGACGCGCTGGCCGTAGTAGCCGAACCCGTTCTTGCAGCCATGATCTGCAATCCAGCCGAAGCCAGCGCCTTGATCTTGCCTGCCGTAGCGGAAATATAAACCGCCACGTTTGGAAGCAGGATAACCGCTGTCTTGGCAATAAGCGCCTGACCCGCGATTTGATACCAACCCCACGTAGTTGAAACAATGTTCGCTGACATTGCTACAGCAACAGGCATAACCTGAACCGTAGTATTTACCAGCAAAGTAGTCGCAAAGCTGGTTGCGTTGTAACGAACCAACGAACCAACAATCGTTGAAGCGCACCCCGGCAACAGGATAAATTCGCCTGCGCCATAGGTCGGATCATTGGCAGTAACAATCATACCCGGCGACAAAGGAGGCGTCGGAATGGTTGTTGCGCTGCCAGTTACTACGTTGTAAGGAGAAACAATTCCCGAATCAAACTGATTGATCGGAAGCTGCCCAATTTGCGGATTTGCGATAGTGTAGGCCATGTTTTTTCTCCTTGGTTACGCTATCAAAACGCCTTGGAGGAAACTATTGGACATGGTGAAGTTACCAGCCCATCCAATGAGTTTCACAACTGCGTCTTGGTTAACGGCTTGCCGTTCGCCGCCGATCGGGACAAAATTTCTGTCTTTGTGTGGCCGCAGGAAGCAGTACTTGGTGTTGAGGAACCACATATGGCTGCTCGTTGCACCAGTCCAACTGCCCACGCTATCGCCGCCGGTGTATACACCACCGTCAAGCACCACATCAGCCGCCATGCCGCCCGCGTAGAACTTCACGGCAGCAAAGCCACTTCCCGCTTTTCCAGTGCCATCGCTGGACACACGCTGAATTGCTTGAAGTGCGTTGATGTAATACTGATAGTAGGTATTGTCAGCCACAATCAAATCGGTCTTGTCTGATCCGCGTACCAACTGAACAGCAAGCGCGGTCATATAAGCAACGATGTTTGCGGCCGAAACAGCAGCGCCACCATTAGTTACACCGGAATAAGACTTTGACTGCCAGAACGAGAACGAAGAACGAGAAATCCCGCCATACGTTCCAGTGGTTGCAGTATCAGGCACAGCAGTACCCAATCCAGTCAGATTCTTACCGCCGTTTCCAGAGCCAGTGCCGTAAATATCGGAACCAATCCGGTTAAGCAGTTGACCCTCAGTAACTTCAAGTCGGCCTTCCATCAAGTCGATGAATGCTTCCTCGCCTGAGTTTTGCAACATTTCAAGTCCGCTCATCGTCACAGCAGCCGCGTATTGTGCAATCGAGAATTGCGCTGCGCTGATTGGGGAGTTTTGCTGAATGTTGATTAACTCAAAACCGCTGTACGAGTTCACGTTCGCGGTATTCGAGTCGTTGTACGCCAGTTCCTGCAAAATCACGTTTCCACCGCTAAACGGCTTGACGTTCCCGCGTTCGTTCAGGCGCTGAACGAGTGCGTTGTTGTTTGTAAAATTGTCTGCAAGGGCACGAGTGCGACTTTGAATTGTGGTCGCAATTATGTCCGTCACAGCACTGTTTGCAAATGCCATAATTGGCTCCTTGAAAAATTAAATACGTGCGCTAGAGCGATGCATTTCCATCGCTTCAGAAAGACTTTCGCGCACACTTTTTTTACCGTTACCAGATGCTGCCGGAACCGCCGGTGTTGACGAGCGGGGAGATATGGTATTGGCACGAGCTATCCTTGCAGTCGTTTGTGCTGCCGCTACGCGCTGAGCTTCTGCTGCCTGTGATTGCTGTGTAGCCATCGCGGTAGAGAGCATTGCGTGTTCCGGTGCATCAAGTGACTTCTGGTAAGCATCGTCAAGGTCATTAGCTGCGCCTGTCTCAAGGAGTTGAGCCATCGTACTTCTGACATAATTGAAAAACGGGTACTTCGTTGTATCACGCTGCATAGACTCAATTGTTTGGTTAAGTTCTCGTTGTTGCAGCGTCTTTTCGATCATTGCCTCAAAGTTTGGAGGCTGTTGTGGTGCTTGTTGCTGCGGTTGATGCGGCGTTGCCAGGTACTGCTGTTGAGCAGCCTGATCGTAAAACGCCTGCAAAGGGATGCCGTATTGCTGCGCCAGAGTTGCAAACTGCTGCAACTTTTCTTGCGGGCTACCCATAGACAGCGACTTGTGCGCTGACATGAGCCGATGCACCATTTCCGGTGCTTGGATGCCGTGACGCTGCATGTCCTCTTGAAATGGCTGAATTGCGTCCAAAAGCGGCTTGGCGTTGTCTGCAATCTGCTTGTAGGTGGATACACCAGTAGCAAACTGAGTCTCGCGCTTGGCGTTGTATTCAGCGACCTGACGTGCCTCTTGTGCGGTCAATGCTGCGCCGGTGTTTAGCTTGTCCCACAACGGCCACATTTCTTTAGACCAGCTTGAGGGGCGCGGGATTGGTTGTGCTGCCGGCTCATTTAGTTCCGTGACAACAGGCGCAGGCTGGCCCTTTGCATCGTTAAGGGCTTTTTGTCCTGCGTCAGCGGAAGTTTTAGCAAAGCGACCCACTTCATCGCGGGCGCGTTGAGCGGCTGATTCGGACGGTTCAGGCGTGACTATTTCCGCAGGCTCATTTTCCTGCGTTACGGCGGCAATACTGGCTTGAATGGTGTCACGCAGGGTATCCTGTGCGCCTTCAACTTGTTCCATGTAAATCTCCACAAAGGGACGCCAGAGTTATCTGACGGTACGTTCACCATCCCGGTGATCGAGGTTAAATTTCTAGCCTACATAATAAATCGTTACGTTCTCACCCATTACAGGCCAAATCAGATTATTTTTCCCATCGTTCTTTGACACCCGCAAATGCGGCGGGATTGATTCCAATAGTTTTTCAAATTCGATCTTATGAATTGTCTTTATTGGCGCAGTATCCAAATAAGTCTGCATTTATCGCCTCCGCAACTCGTAAGCCCTATTCAAAGTATCTGAAATTGCCTTTTCAACGTGTCTTGTACCATATTGCTCTTTTGCCCTCTGCATTGATGCAACAAGCGATTCTTTTACGCCGGTTTTCCGCAAATCAGCAACAGACTTTTGCTTTTCGTTACCAATCTCAACAAGGTTATGCTGTTTCAGGAATTCGCGGTGTTTTGAGCGTGAGGTAATAATCCCGCCGTTGACCATGTTTTGATACGGTTGAATGTCCGGCATAACCATGTAGCCAGGATCAACTTCGCAATCACGTTTGTCGCAAGTCACTACGCCACGTTCAATGGCGTAGATCAACTCGCCTTGCGGGTTATACACATAACGGCTTCTCATTATGCAGTCCTATTCCCCATCATTTGAGAACCTTGCCCAATTATTAAAGCAGTTGCGCTTGATGTTGATTGGCACCATTGCAAAGAAATGTTTCCCGCATTTGCCCCATTTACAACTTGCCAAAGAATTTCCATAAATCCAGTAGTAACACTACCTGGAAAACTTGCTGCCGTAAAATCAAGCGCAGCGCCTAATGTATTAGTATCTAAAACGGAATTAACGTTTCCAGATGTTGCATCTGTAAAAATAGCGCAATGAATTGTTCCAGATGCACCAGTAGGAGCGGCAATAGTTACTTTTATTCCAGTTGTTTTAATCCCGCTATGCACATCAATAAATACTCTTCCAAACCAAGTTTGATTAGCATCTATAGAAAAAAGTAAATCAGGATCATTGGCTAATACGGTTGTATTATTTCGACTTGTATCTGATGCTTTAGCATTAAATGATGTTAATTTTTTAAATGTAGGTGTTGCATTAGCGCCGCTAATTGGCCCTGAAAATATATATCCAGCAGATTGTGCGGCCCATGTTAATGCAATAATCCCAGAAGATGTTATTGGAGAGCTTCCGACATTTATTTCTGTTGGTGCGCTTATTCCAACGCTTGTTACTGTTCCACCAGCACCAGCTTTTACAACCACATCCCCTGTTTTTAACGTGTAAATGTCACCTGTTACGCTATCCACTACAACCGGAGCGCATACCGTAGGGGCACCAAGACCGGCAAAAGCGCCGATTACTGGAACCCCTGACGATGCGCGTACTTCAGCCATTACGCAGACTTATTGACTGACCAAAGGCTGGCCGCGCCGCCAATAACACAGGTATAAACCGCATTGCTGTATGTGGTTAGGTTTCCAGCGGTATTGACAACAGCACTACCAAAACTTGTGCCTGGAATTTGAATAGCGCCGCCAGTTGGAGGCCATACTTTGATGGTTGATCCAGTATCGTTAATCAGAGAAAACTGATCGCCTGGATTTGCCGCTGGCAGTTTTACGCCATCCGATCCGGTAATGCGATTAACGCCGGCGGCAAGTTCAACTGCGGTTGCTTGCGTTGAGGAAGTTGTAGCAGTTACAGCCGCTATTGTTCCGCTTGGCATAACAGTCGCGGCAACCGGAGGAATACCAACTCGTACCAATTCATTTGCTGTAGTCATGATCTGCCTTTCATTTATAAGAGGAGTAAAACCACTTCTTCATCATCAAATTCTTTTGCTGCTTTTTGCATTGCAACATTTGTGTAAATGTCTGCAATGATTTGTCTAACCTGTTCCCTGCTCAAATCAGCGGTTTTTTGAGCCTCAACCGGCTGCGCAACAACTTCAGTATTTTCCGTTGCTTTTACAACGCTTATAGCCTTTTCCAGCAAAACCCGCAATTCTTTTCTGCTCTTGTCCTCAAACGGGTTTTCATGCCTGCGTTTCTTGCCGCCGTCATGCGTATCAATGACCGCATAGACAGGCTGATAATTAAGCGTGGCGTCTTGCCCGGTGTAGACGTATGCTCCGGCCTCGCAAACTAGCGTGTAGTCAACGCCGCCTGGAACATAGTCTAGCGTGGCGTCGTTTCCTGCGTAGTTGTACGCCCCCGAGTCAAGCGTAAGGTTACGCCCAAGCCGTAAAGTGGCATCGTTTCCTACATAAACGTATGCCCCTGCGTCTAGCGCCAACCGTCTTGCTACCGTCAGTGTCGCCGCTTGGCCTGTGTAGACGTAAGCACCAACGGCTAGACTTAACTTCCTTGCCAGTCCAAGCGTCGCCGCCTGCCCTGTGTAAACATACGAACCACTAGCACAGACCAGCGTGTAGTTGACCGCCCCGCCGCCGGTCGTGGTCAGTTCATCAAAGAACCAACCCTGATCGGTGAGGGTTACACTGAACCAGCCCTTATCTACATATACCGGAACATATAGATACTTTACAGCCATTGCAGTACCCCATGTTTAAGTATTACCCGGCTATGCCGATCTCGCCTTCAGCTTGGATAACCAAGGTCGTGACCACACTCGCAGACCCAGTAAAGAAGTCGGCGGTATCTAGGCGCAAAGCCCCGTACCAATCATAGGTTGAGTTAGCCGCGATAGAAATAGCAGAGCCAAGAAATTCAGTTCCTGCCGCGCTGCCGCCCGTCAAGCCGATAAACCCGCTAAATGTTACCGCTACTGTAGTGGATTTATTGAGGATACGGATATGCTTAACGATGTAGTAAGTGGCGGTAGAAAGCGCTGGGGGGTTCGTGCCACCTGTCACCGTAGGCGGGTTGAACAAGTTGGTGACCGTAGCAGGTACGGCAATCGGGCCAAGTCGTATGGTTTTATTTTGCATGATGTTCCTTAGTCATTGTTGCGACCCCAGACGTTGAAGTATGTGCCTGTGGTAAAAGCCGCGCCTATTACGTTTGTGGTGACGGTGGCAAAAGACACGAACGACATCTGCTGTATGGATGTGGCAGAGTTGTTGTACATCCCCGCGTGTTGAATCATTGTCGGAACTGTAGTTGGAGCAGTTCCGGCGTATTGACCGTTACCAATCATCCGCTTAACGAACGTGGCCTGGTTGTCGATGAACATCACCCCATACCGTGCTGCCGCAGCCGTGTTAACCGCAGTGGGCCATCCAGTAACGGACACCGATGTGGAGGTAAGCGTTACGCCTTCGATCAGTGCTGTGCAGCAGTCCGTTGCAGCTTCGTTTGGAGCAGTGTTACCACACAGAATCCTACCGACACCGGCACCTGCGTATCCAGCAATAAAATATTCGACCATTAGTTGTGTGTACGTTCCAGCCCAAACAACAACCCCCGTCCGTACTGCGGCACCGGAAGTTCCTCGACCAAGAAAGGCCCAATTCTTTGCGTTGGGGGCCAATTTAGACCGATCTGTTACCCCAGTTGTCAGCCCATAATATTCAGACGCATCCTCGCCCGGGTCGCCCTGCATCACCGAAACCAACTGCGGGCCTTGTGGCCCCGTTGGGCCTGTTGCACCCGTAGCACCCGCACTCAAAATCACACCAGCAGAAGTGAATACCGTGAACCCGCTACCCGCTGCAAACTGAACCGTGTATCCAGCCAGCAATGACAAGCTGAATAAAGTTACTGTTGCAGTGCCGTCAAAGTAGTTGATTGTTACCTGTCCCGCCGAAGCACTTAGATTCGTTACCAGCATCGTCTGAACGTTGCGCTGGGTGGCCGCAGCAGGACTAGTTACTACAGTCGTGGTGGCGGCAGTCGCTATCTCTGTGTTCGTCCTACCCGGCGTGATTGTCCCGGAGGCGTTGTCTACCCAAGATGCGTGAACATCCAGCGTGATAGCCGACCCCGTGACAATCTGTATTACATCAGTCGCTGAAGTAAGAAGGAGCATTACGACACCGTGAACGTTCCACCCGAAGCATCAAGGGTCGGGGTGAAGGTGTCGCCGTTGGTTCCGTTGAGAGCTAAAGCAGAACCGTAATCCCAATACCCGATACATTGTGTGCGCGTCAGGTTGTACAGAATCACGTAGCGGAAAGTGAAACCACCAGCCGAAGCTGTCCAAGTCGGGGATGCCGGAGCCGCGAGAATCAACTTGTACACACCAGCAGTTTGCGTGCTTGAGGTGATGGTGCAGTTCACCCCGCCAGCCGTATAACCGCCAGCCGTACCCAATTCGGTAGCACTCGCAGCCGTGGTATCGGTAGCGACCACAGGCGCGGTGTTCGATAGGATCAACTGCCAAGTATCCGTTGCGGCATTGCCTGCCTCTAGTAGTACCTCTGTGCCAATCTGATATTTGACGTAGGAAGCCATTACTTGACTACCTGCATGCCAATGATGCGGCCTTCGCCATCGCGCATGACTTGCTTGGGCAGTGACATCGTTTTTAGCAACTCGGCTTGCGTTTCAAGCAAGCGATTCATAACTTCTTGCGTTTGTGCGCCTGCCTGTTCTTTGGCTTCCGATTCAGCAGATTCTTTTGCCTCATTCTCGCTTTCCACTTCAGCATTACGAGCAGCAGCCCGCTCTTGCGCGGCAGAAGTAATGCGAGCAACTTCGATCTGCCCCGCAATCTGCAACGCAGCCTTTTTCAGTTCAGTGTCTTGCTGCATAGCCGCAGTTCGCTGACTCTCAGCAGCGTTAGCCTGTAGCTCGCGCATGTTCCGCTCAGATTCAGCTTGCATACGCATCTGCTCCATCTGCGCGTCAGCCTGCATTTTCACTTGCGTTTCCTGCTGCGCAGCCTGCATCTTCATTTGATTGGTTTGCTGATCAGCCTGGACTCGCGCTTGTTGTATCTGCGTATCAGCCTTAACGCGCTCCATCTCAGGATCAGGTTTGGGTTGTTGTGGCTGCGCGGCCTGCTGTTTCAACTGATCCAGCGCAAGATCAAAATCCCCCTCAATCGTGCGCCCAACCTTGAATGCGGTCACGCCAAATTTCAACATTGCAACAAGCAATGGTGCAGCGGCAGGAGATGCTTGAATGACGGGAAACGCTTCTTTGATAAATGCGCCAGTTGCTTTAAGAAATTCAAGACGATCCTGCTTGTTGGTCGCCTCGTCCATTTCCACAAGCGAATCACTTTCAATATCAATCCTAAATTCTCGCGTAGGATTTGGGCCTTGGCTTGCTTCTGGATTGGCCATACGTTCAGGCCCAATCAACAGTGCCATTGCTTGCGGAATAAGCGGTTTGTCTGATTCAGATAGTTGCTCTGCAGCCGAAATTCTCAAAATTGTTTCTGGGGAATACTTAGCGCAGATAATCTGACCTTTTATGCAGATTGCCTCAGCGCAGAATTTTGCTACGCCATGCTGCATGTCCTTTAATCGCAGGCCGACGAAGTTTTGCTTGATCTGCTGTGCGCCCAAAGTCTCGTTTGGATTGGTCTGCCCGCGCACAATGTCGCTGATGCCGGTAATCTCGTAGATGTATTCCTTGACCTGCGAAAATGCCAAATAGCATTGCTTGAGAGCGTCAGCAAACGGAGATAGATCAACAATGTCGATTGCTCCGCGCAGCCCGTTCTTTTCCGAGAATGCCTGATAGTTTTTGACCGGAATCAAATCAGTATTACCGCCCTCAGTGAAAAGCCTTGCCAGTTCAGGAACAGACGCATCATAGACGCCCTTGACCTGCATTGCCTTAATCAGTCCATCAATACGGTCAGACAGCACATCCAAGTCACGCGCCTGATCCTGATAAAGCGTGTAGTCAGGAACCGGAACCAATGTCTCGTTGGTAATAGTTGCAAATAATGGCTTTGGACAAGGCCAAAACTCAGATAACCCAAGCGGGTCATCTCGCTGGTCAATGATCTTGGTCAGCGACTTAGAATACCAATAAGCCCGCTTTTTGTCTTTATCCCAAATCTCGTAAATCTTTGCCTGTTTGGGATTTTT